CGAGGCGCTGGCTTCCAGCCATGGAGCTCGTAGCGGAGCGTCGGCATCAGAAGTTCCGGGCGGCGCTCAAGGTATTGATCGTCGTGCCGCGGTGAATCCGGAACAGCTGCGTGCCACTGAATCCGATCGTACCCGTACTCCGCGCGTTCATCCGGAGCACCGTCGAGGCCCAAGTGGGCAGCATGGTATTCGCGGCACTCTGGGTCCCCGTCACGACGGTGCCGCTATTCTTCGCGGCAAGGAGCTGCACGGACCCATCGGTATAGAGGAGGCCCAAGAGCTCGACGAGGTCGCCCTCCGTGGGATTGAGCGTGGCGGCGCTGAAGACGTCCGCCGCCGTGCGATGCGTAAACGCGTAGGCGCCACCGCCCCCGAAACTGAAGTAAAGGCTCCCCGACGTGCTGGCATCGCCGATCCCGACGTAGCCCGTGCCGGCCGTCGCATAACTCCCCAGCTCCACAAATTTGAGATACCACGCTTGCGCTTGGGGCAACTCATTGTAGACGAAGGTGAGACTGTCGGCGTTCTTGGTCCCGAGCGTCGGCCCCTGGTAGCTTGTGGGGAACACGGCATTCCAGGCATTCGCCCCGTAGAAGAAGGTCGTGCCCGTGTCCCCCACCGTGTCCCGCGTGGGAGCGAGGAAGAACCGGTTCACATTCGCGGCGATCACCCCCGTGGCGCTCACGGCCACCCGCCACCACCCATTTGCGTAGGGCTCGACGGGAAATCGGGTGCCTGCGCCGACGAACGTGGCGAGGCTCGGGACCCCCGCACTCCAGGTCCCCGTCACCTCGTGACGCCACGCCCCGGCCGTGTTGTCGTAGAGGCCTAGCATGAAGTCGTCACTCGTTCCTTGCTTCACGAATACACTGATGCACTTCTCGGCGTCGGCCGTGAAGGTCACGGGCTCGTAGATGCTCTCCGTGACGGCGGCACTGTCATCGTTGATCAGATAGGCGGCCGTCCCCCCGAAGGGATCCGCCTGTCCGGACGTGAGGATCGGCGTGCCACCCACGGTCCACACGCCGAAGTTTTCGGGGTCCGTGACGAGCTGCGTCCGGGCCGCCTCGAGCAGGAGATGAGGCTGGTTCGCGCGCCAGCTGATGCGCGGGATCCCCGTGGCAGCCGTCTTCCCCACGCCGAGCTTATCCCGATAGGTGGCATTCCCTGTGCGGCTGAAGGTCCCTGCGCGGAGCGACCCGCCCGCCACGTAGTCGAACAAGAGCCCTTGCGCCCACACATCGGGCCCGAAGCTCGTGCCCGCCGTGAGCCGCAACCGCAACTCGACGTCCAGATCGCCGAAGCTCGTCCCCCGGTCCGGATCCATCCCGAGCACGAAGGGCGAAAGCGGGCTGATCAGGTAGCAGGCGAAGCTCCGGGCGGGGTCGGCCAGGTTCGGCAGGTAGGTAAGCGTGCGGCCCTTCGTGCCGGCCTTGAGCAAATCGGCGAGCCCTTGCTGGTCGTCCTGGTAGCGCACGCGGCCCACGAGCTCGTCCGCACCCGTCCCCACGGTGAAGACCTGGCGCTGGGTGAAGTCGAGCGAATCGGCCGTGTAGACAGCCTGCTGGTGCGCCGGCCGCAGCTCGCGCAAGGGTTCGCGCAGGAGCAGCACGCGCTCCGTGTTGATGTCGTCGGCATCCACCCAGGTTAGAGCGGCGGCCCCTCGAAACGCGCCCATCAGGCCGCCCGGAACCCCTGGCTATTCGCCACGAGCGCGGTCTCGCGGTAGAGCTGCTGCCACTCGGCCATCCGCGCCGCGTCGTAGGGATGGATCATCTGCGGGAGCGGCGGGGCGACCACACTGAATTGGGCACCCCCTTGCACGACGGATCCGCTCAACGGGCCGGCACCCGCCAAGGGCGGGAACACCGTTTTGATGAAGTAGCTGATGCCGGCTTCCAAAAACGCGCCGAGAATACTCTTGAAGATATCCTGGAAATCTTGAATCCCGTTGATCAGCGCATCGGCGAACACGTGCCCGAGGGTGCGGCCCATCTGCTCGACCATCGGGCTCGCTTCGCGCGTCGAGTCCGCGATCACGCGGTCAATGTCGCCCGTGATGCGGTCCAGCTCTTCGGGCCCGATGTCGATGATCGGCGGTCCCCCCCCGCGGAGCCCCGTGGGCCCGGTCACCGATTGGCGCTTGAGCGCCCCCAGACCGCCCATGGCCGTGATGCGCGAGGCCAAGGCCGCATGCTCAAGCGCGGCCGTCAGGCGTTCGGCATCGACGGCCGCCTTGTAGATCACTTCATCTTGCGCCTTGAACGCTTCCGCCGCCGCTCGCGCCGCCGGGATGAGCTTCGTATTGGTGATGTTCGCGATCTCGATCTGCAGCTTGGCGATTTCGACCTCCAATTGCCGACGCGAGATACCAGTCGCGAACGCTCCCGGCCGGTCCAGGTCGGCCAATTGGCGTTGCTTGGCCGCCACTTGTTCCTGCGCCGCGGCCAACTGCATGCGGGCGGCCAACAGCTGGGCATGCGGCCCGGCCTTCTCCAGGCTCTCGACGAACTTCTTCTGCTGCTCCTCTGCTTCGCGCGCCGCGGCGGTGAACAAACGATAGGCCGCAGCGACCGCCGCGATGCCGGCGGCGATCCCGAGCACGGCGGTCGACCCCGCGCCGAGGAGGAGCAGCGTTGAGACCAGCCGACCGACGTTGTGATCGACCTCGACGGACGAGAGCGCGAGAGACAGGACGCTATGCTGCAGGTTCCGCATCCCATGCGCCGCCGACGCCGCACTGCGGGTCGAGCGCTGGCCCAGATTGTCGTAGACCTGCCCCGACTGCCGGAGGGCGGCATCGTGCTGCCCCGTGTCCGCACGCAACGTCGCGACGATGGTGTCGAGAGCGACCGGCACCTAGTCCTCCAGCTTCCCGGCCGCGCGCAAGGCCGCCTGCTTCATTTCCAGGGCGTCCAGATCATCCTCCGTGATGGGCTGCGGAGGATGCAACAGATCCCTCGGCTGGATGGCCGGCGCGCCCTTCGCCTGGTAGGGTTGCAGGAGGAGAGCGACCATCCACGCCGCGCACTCGTAGGTTCGGTCCCAGCGCCAGCGCGCCCCCTCGGCCAGGTCCACGAGCTCGCGCGGCGTCAGCCGCCAGAACTGGGCGGGCTGGAGCTGGCAGGGACCGTAGGCGACGCGCCGGAGACCGTCCCAATCCCAGCCTCGGGCGCGACCGGAGGAGGGCCGTGGCCGTTGTCCTGGGCCGGCGGGAATGCCGAGAGGGCCGCCTGGTCGATCGCCTGCACCACGTCGCGCGCGTTCCAGCCGTCGATCCAGCGGCTTACCTCGCGCCACGAGGGGCGCGGCTCCTCGTGATCAAGCGCGGCCCAGACGAGCGACACGATGGCCTTCATGGAGACGCGACCGTCGTCCTTCTGCTGGAGTCGGAGCAGCTGATCAAAACTGTCCCCGCGGTCCTCGAGCGCCGCGAGGGCGCCGAAGTCGAACCGCAGCCGATGCGGCGCACCGTTCAAGACCAGTTCGACATTGCGGAGCGGCATCAGGACGTGCGCGTGAGCGCGGCCGTGCCGACGAACGTGAGCGTGCCGAGCACCGCGTTGTTCGTTTCGTGGTTCGCCTCGAAGCCCGTCACGAAGGCCTTCCCCTGATACTTCTTCGCCGTGTTGGATGTGCTCTGCTTGAACGTGAAGTTCGCGCTCACGGGATTCGTCCCGAGCAGCACCTTGCGCACCGTGCCTTGGACACCCGTCGAGAGGTAAACCAGATCGGCCGTGCCCCGCCAGCGGGCGATCCCGGAAATGTTCTCCATCCACCCCGAGGAATCGTGGTTCGTGATGTCGATCGCGTCGCGCTCGACCGTGAGCGTGTAATTCCGGAGCTTCGCCACCTGCGTCTGCGCCGTCGACGCGGTCGACGCCGTGCTGAAGCGAATGGAGCCGAAGCGCCCCGAGAGTTCCCCCGCCATACGTTAGGTCTCCTTCGTGAGCAGTAGCCTTGTATCGATATCGGGGACGGTAAAAGTCTGCACACTCCCATCCCAGTTTCTGCTCATACTCATATAGCTGCACGTGAGCGTCCAGCAATCGACGCTCCAGCGCCAGACGAACATTATGTCCGGCTCCGGATCGCGACGCCGTTCAGCGTGAACTCCGGCCGCTGGTTCGCATCCACCCCTAAGCCAATGGGCGCGGTCGGCATGGTGACATGCGCGAAGTAGCGCCCGCTCAAGGTCTCATTGCCCACCGTATAGAACGCGTTGCGCACGGCATCGCATTTCGTCCGGGCGGCTGAATACGCGAGCGGCGTCCCCCGGAGGCGCACCTGGAACGTGGGCCGCTCGGGGAGATCGTCTGCCGCATTGGGTTGATCGTCAAGCGCGCCGGTCTCGTAGAGCGTGATGGAGCCCGGCGTGCTGGCAGAGAGCGCGGGCGGCTGGAAGCCTTTGTGGATCGTCCAGGCGCTGGCATTCGTCGAGCCCGGCAGGACGCCCACGCCCTGGGCGACGAGCAGGTTCGTGAGCTCATCGAGCAGCACGGCGCGCCAGCACCCGTTCGACGTGGGCCAGCCGCTGGATCCCGCGGCGCACCGCCCAGTTGCCGCGATCACGGATCAGCTCGCGCGCCAAGCCCAGCGCGAGCTTCAAGGGCTGCTCGAGATACTTGGCGGTGCCGACGAGATGCCGCGCCTGCAGGTCCTCGTGCACGATGACCGCATAGGGTGCCGCGACGCCACCGAATCCGAGCGTGATGGTCCCGCTCTGATCGGGACCATCCACGAACCCGGACGCTCGAAGCGCCCCGGTATCGACCGGCACGTACTGGCTCTTCGCGAGCGTCATGACTTGCTCGGCCCACTCGCGGAGCGTCTGGCGGATCCCGCTGGGGACGGACAATGCCACCTGCCGTAGCTGCTCCTGCACCTGGGGCGTGCCCTTCCAGATCACCCGCATCAGCCGAGTCCCAGATAGAACTTGCTGTGGTGCACCCGGCCCAGCTCGTCCGTCGGCCGAAAGATCTTCTGGATCGGATAGGTCGACCCGTCGAACGTGAATTGGTCCTTGAGTCCGTGCACCGCCGTGCTCGCGACCCAGGCGACGTGCGTGCTCACCGCCTCGTGGCCATCGGGGCGCACGAGCCGATGCGGCTCCGCCACCACGCGGGCCTTGTACGCCGTGGCGAGCCCCGTGTAGACGGGCGACCCGTAGCCGTCCGTTGAATCGCGGCTCCAGGCTTTGATGGCGACCGTCTGCTGCATCATCGCCAGGAGGCCCGCCTCCATCAGGTACTCACTCCGGGCCGCAAGGTCAGCCCCGGCGTGCGTTGCAGGCCGCGCGTGAAGTCGGGCGTCGGCAGATCGGTGTCGGCTTCGGTGATGGCCTTGTCGGCGATGGAGATCCCGCCCGCGTAGGGCGTGGCCCCCCGGGCGGCGAGCTGGCGGTAGCGCGTCGCGAGCGCGGAGAAGCCCCCGGTCTGCGCGGAGATCGACAGGTCGCCGATCGAGCGGCTCTGCTGGCTGTTCTTCGAGAGAATGTCGCAGCAGACGGCCGCCGCGTCGTAGAGCGAGTTGTTCTCTTGCAGGATGAAGAAGTCGAGCTCTTCGTCCTGAAAGAGCTGGGCGGACGAGTCGATGTCTTGGATGAGGATCCGGACGGCATCGCGGCGGCCGAGGGCCGTCGTGGTATTCGGGCTGCCCGTGTAGGTCCAGGTCAGATGCAGCTCCTCTCAGCTCAGCGCCAGCTTACGGCACAGCGGTCACAAACGCATGCAGCTTCTTCGTCACGCCGACGATGCTGGTGGATTTCCAGCGGATGCAGGTAAAGGGCTTGCCGGCCGTGCTGATGACGATCGTGTTGAGGTTGGCCTGAGTGTATGTGATGATCGTTTCGGGATTCGTGCTCGCCGTGCTCAAGGCGGCGGTGAGCTTGAAACTGAAATTCGACGTTGCCGTGGAGTTCTTCCGCACTTGCAGGGCAAACTTGGAGTAGGCCCGCTTCATGTTGATCCACGGGCCCAGCCCCGTCGAACTGATTGTTGAGCCGCCGCTCGTGGAGCGTAGCCGATAGGCATCGAGTCCCGCCCAGCGCGGGCTAGGCATGCGGTGGCGCCTCGAGCTCCGTGATGCGATTCACGCCCGTCTGCCCGTCCGTCTTCTCCGGGCCGGGATCGGCGAGGGGGGCGGCCGCCACGGTGATGCTGCGCGGCGTCCGGGGGACATCCTGAATCTGCCCCTCGCCGTGGAACCAATTCCGGAGCAGCCACTCCATGTCTTCCTTGGCGCCGCGGATGTGATGGAGCGCCCGCTTTGTGGCCTCGTAGTCATTGACGGCCGCCGCT